ACAGAAGATGGATCAGATTATGCTGCGGGTGATACTGTAACAATAGCAGCTAGTGATATTGGTAACCCAGCTGTAGCTCCAACATTTATCTTAACAGATGGAATGATAGAAAATTTACCTTCTTTTGAATTAGAAACAATTTCTGAAGGAGTAATTATGAATAATGTATTCCCAGTAGGATCAGATTCTAATGGACAAGAATTAACTGGAGGTGCTTTAGTAAGTGGATCTGCAGATAATATAAGATGGGAAATAGCTAGTGTTAATACAGCATCAGGTGTATTTTCTTTATTAGTTAGAAGAGGAAATGATGATACTAATAATAAAGTAGTATTAGAACAATACAATAATGTTTCTTTAGACCCATTTGCCCCAAATTTTATTTCAAGAGCAATTGGAGATGTTAAAACAACATTAATAACTGAAGGAGTAGATACTTATTTACAAGAATCAGGATCATATCCAAATATTTCAAATTACGTTAGAGTAAAAGCAATAAATCAAGCAACACCAAACTATTTTAATAATAATGGTACTGCAAAAGCAGAATTTACATCCTCATTACCACAAAGAATATCAGGTTCATTTGATGGCGCAGGAGGTTCTAATATTCCAATAGGGAGACAAGCAAGATTTTATCAAGATATTAATGCATCAGATACACAAGGATTAATAGGAGGAGATTATGTAAACGCTCTTAATTTATTAGCAGATGCTGATAGTTATTCTTATAACGTAGTTTCAACCCCAGGATTAAATTACCAAGACCATGCTAATCAAGTTACTTCTTTAATGAACAATGCGATTTCAAGAGGTGATACTATTGCAGTTATTGATTTAGTAAGATATAATCAATCTATATCAACAGTAACGACACAAGCAGCTGGAATTGATAATAGTTATTCAGCTACATACTGGCCATGGCTACAGACAGTTGATCCAAATTCAGGACAATTAGTATTCATTCCCGCATCAACATTTATACCAGGAGTATATGCGTTTACAGATGCTTCAAGTGATCCATGGTTTGCGCCAGCAGGTATTACTAGAGGTGGAATGGGACAAGTTGTTAGAGCTGAAAGAAGATTAACTTCTACTAATAGAGATACTTTATATGAAGCAAATGTTAACCCAATTGCAACATTCCCAGCAACGGGAGTAGTAGTATTTGGTCAGAAAACACTTCAAAAAGCAGCTTCTGCATTAGATAGAGTAAATGTTAGAAGATTACTTATAACACTTAAGAGTTTTATTTCTCAAATTGCTGATAATTTAGTATTTGAACAAAATACAATAGCAACAAGACAAAACTTTTTAACACAAGTAAATCCATACTTAGAAAGTGTTCAGCAAAGACAAGGATTGTATGCATTTAAAGTAGTAATGGATGAAAGTAATAATACACCAGATGTAATAGATAGAAATGAGTTAATAGGTCAAATATTCCTACAACCAACTAGAACAGCTGAATTTATTATACTTGATTTTAATGTATTACCAACTGGAGCAACATTTCCAGCATAAAAATAAAAAAGATAAATATTTATAATAAAATAAAAAAATAAAATGGCAGTATTAAACCCAAACGAGATATTTTTCACATCTTTTGAGCCAAAACAGGCAAATAGATTTATCGCTTTTGTAGATGGATTCCCAGCTTACATTATGAAAGGTGTAGGAGCAGTTTCTTTAACTCAAGGCACAGTAGCTTTAAACCATATTAATGTTGAAAGATATGTTAAAGGAAAAACAAAGTGGAACACAATACAATTTACATTGTTTGACCCAATTACTCCTTCAGGAGCTCAAGCTACTATGGAATGGGTACGTTTACACCATGAATCAGTAACTGGTAGAGATGGTTATAGTGATTTCTATAAGAAAGATCTAACAATTAACGTACTAGGACCTGTAGGCGATATTGTATCAGAATGGATTATTAAAGGAGCAATGATTACAGAAGCTTCATTTGGAGATTATAATTGGGATACAGAAAATACTGCACAAGAAATTACAATGACAGTTCAACCAGATTATTGTATACTAAATTTCTAAAAATTTTACCCACCCCTAATTTGAAAAATAGCTTGGCTTTGGCCGAGCTTTTTTTTATCTTAATATGTATCAACGATAAAAACGTTTTAACTAAATAAAGATTATGGCCGAATTTAAATTTCCAACAGAAGAAATAGAACTACCTTCAAAGGGTTTAGTATATTCAAAAGACAATCCCCTATCAAGTGGTAAAGTAGAAATTAAGTATATGACAGCGAAAGAAGAAGATATTCTTTCAAACCAAGCTTATATTGAAAAAGGAGTAGTATTAGACAAACTTTTAGACTCTGTAATAGTTTCTAAAATTAACCTTAAAGACTTAATAACAGGTGATAAAAATGCAATTTTAATAGCAACCCGTGTTTTAGGATATGGATCTGATTATAAAGTTAAAATTGGTGGAAGAGAAGAAATTATAGATTTATCTGGATTAGAAAATAAAGATTTTGATGGGTCTAACATGATTGAAGGTAAAAATGAATTTGCTTTTACTTTACCATATAGTAAAACCCCAATTACTTACAAATTACTCTCAGGACATGATGAGTCTAAAATTGAGCAAGAATTAAAAGGCCTTAAAAAATTAAATAGAAATGCTAGTCCAGATGCATCCACAAGATTAAAATATGCTTTAACATCAGTTAATGGGGAAGATGAGGTAAAAATTATTAGAGAATATGTTGATACTTATTTCCTAGCACGAGATGCTAGAGCATTTAGAGAACATTTAAAAAATACATCACCTGATGTAGATCTTAATGTTATTTTAGACACTGGAGAGGAGGTAGTTGTGCCTATTGGGCTTAACTTTTTTTGGCCTGACTTCGGAGACAGCTCCTCAAATTAGATTAAGTATATTTAAACAAATACATGAAATAATTTTTCATGGAAATGGTGGGTATGATTATAATACTATATATAATATGCCTCTTTGGTTACGTAAATTTACTTTTAAAGAAATAAATGACTTTTATGAGAAAAAGGCAAAAGCTGAAAAATCAGCAGGTGAAAAAAATCAAACATCACTTGTAAATTCAGATGGTAAAGTAAATGCACCACAATTTAAACAAGCATCTAAAGCATATCAGGGAAAGAGCAGCTACAAATAGTTGCTTTTTTTCATATTTATAAGAAAACCTAATTGTAATGGCTGGAAAGAAAGAAATTTTAGAAGCACAACAAGCAGCTAAAGCTCTAAATGAAGAAATAGGGTATTTAGAAGATGCGTTTACTTCAATAGGTCAAAAAATTAAGGATGAAATAGAATATAACTTAATTGATGTAAATAAAGAAACTCAAAAAGTTGGTGAGGCTTTTTCTAAAAATATAGGTTCTGCTATAAGTCAAAATGCTGCTTCATTAAAAAAGATAGGTAACTTACAAGCTGAGATAAATAAGGGTGTTAATGTAGAAGCAAAAATTCAAAAAGAAATAGCAGCTGTTGCAACTAGAAAAAGAACAATTCAAAGGCAACAAAATAATCTAATAGCTAATGGTATAAAGTTAGATAAAGAACTTTCTAATCAACTTAGTGCTCAATTTGCTATTCAAGAAGATACACTTTCTACCCTTGTAGCAGAAAATGTTGAGAAACAAAAACAAAAATCTTTATTTACCTTACTTGGAGAAGGAGGTAAAAATTTATTAGACAAACTCGATAAATCAGGCACAGCATCAAAATTACTTAGTGGAAATCTATCAGCTACTGTAACCCCAATGAGGTTATTAGAGGTTGGTATAGCTCTTGTTGTAGATGCTTTTATGGAATTAGATAAAATAACAGGAGAAGTAGCACAAAATTTAGGAATAAGTTATAGCGAAGCACAGGGAATGAATAAGGAATTTTCTGAAATTGCTATGAATTCTCAAAATGTGTTTGTAACTACTGCTGGTGTTGCAAAATCCCAAATGGAGTTATCCAATATATTTGGAACTAATAAAATGCTTACAAATGATATGCTCCAAACTCAAACGGAGTTAACACATCAAATGGGGTTAAGCGCCGAAACGGGTGGAGAACTTGCAAAACTTGGTTTACTAACGGGTAAAACATCAAAAGAAATAACAGCTAATGTGTTGGGTCAATCAGCAGCTATGAATGCAGCTAATAAAACAGCTATAAGTGAAAAAAATGTTTTAAAAGAGGTTGCAGGTTTATCTAGTAGCATACAATTAAGTATGGGTAATAATGCTCCCGAATTAGCAAAAGCAGTTCAAACTGCTAAGAAATTTGGAATGGAGTTATCTAAGGTAGATGGTATAGCAGATAGTTTAATGGATTTTGAATCTTCTATAACGGCCGAGTTAGAAGCTGAAATGTTATTAGGTAAAGATATTAATTTAGAAAAAGCAAGACAATTTGCTTTAACTAATAATTTAGCAGGTGTAGCAGAAGAAGTAGCTAAAATCACAGGAACAGCAGCTGATTTTAGTAAAATGGGTAGAATAGAGCAAGAAGCATTAGCAAAAGCTGTAGGGATGAGCAAAGAGGATTTAGCAAAATCTTTACAAGATAAAGAAATATTAGCTAAATTAGGTGCAAAAGAAGGTACTGCTTTAGAAGCTTATAATAAGTTAAAAAAAGCTGGAAATTCTGAAGAACAAATTAGAAAAAAATTAGGAGATGATAATCTAGCAGCTCAATTACATGGAGAATCAGTTCAAGAAAGATTTGCAGCTTCTGTAGCATCAATGAAAGAAGTATTTGTGCAAATTGCTGATGCTTTATTACCTATGGGTAGTTCAATTGTAGATGCTGTTGCGGGAATGGCTAATCTAGTTAAAAATTCTTTAGGCTTTTTAAAAGTATTAGGAAGTATAGTAGCAGTTTATAAAACTATGAAATTTTTAGGAGATGGTGTTTATAGGAACCAAATATTAAGTAATATTGCTAGTAAATTAGGATTAGTATCAGAACAACAAATAGTTAAAGCTAAATTATCAGCAGCAATAACAGCTAAGGGTAATTTATTAACTGAAGAAGGTGCTGCTTTAGTTAAAAAAAGGTCTTTAATGTATTCTATTAAAGAAAATCTTCAAAAGAAAATTAGTAATATATTAGGTGGTAAATCTCTTGGTACTGCTATAGCAGTAAGTGCTATAAAAGCAAAAGATTTTATTGTTGAACAAGCAAGTTATGCTCTACAATTAGCAAAAAATATAGCAACTGGAGCTTATAATATTATATTACGTATAAGTAATTCAATTAAAAAAATTGGATTATTAGCTGGTATAGCAGATATGGCAATAAGTGCTTTTTCTTCTTTATCAGCATACCCTTTTGTTGGTCCTATTTTAGGTATAGCAGGTGCAGCAGCAGCTTTAGCTTTAGGTTATAGTTTTTATAATAAAGCAGATGATATGATGTCGCCAGGAGCTGGAAGTGGTTATGGTTCTAGAACAATAATGGGTCCTGAAGGAGCAATAGCTTTAAATAATAAAGATACAGTCATAGCGGGTACAGACTTATTCCCATCTCAACCGGGTGCAGCTTCTCCCCCACAGAATAATAATATTGTAGTAGCAGAAGTTAAAAGAACAAATCAATTATTACAATCTATATTAAACAGATCTAAAACATCCCCTGTAATAAAAATGAATGATGTAAAATTAGGTACAGCAGTAGACATGGGTGCGTTTTCTGTACAATAATAATATTTATAACAAAATAATAATAACCATTAAATTTAAAATTATGCCAACATTATCAAACTTACTTAGCACTGGAAAAACATTACTATCTGCTAACCAAGGACAAAGACCATCTGCCCCTTTAAGAAGAGGAAGTGATGGTTTACCTATCAATAATACATTTGAATTAGGTACATACGAAGATTATGTAGTTGACCTTGATCCAAACAGAACATCTGACGTAACTCAGTACAACAGCAGCAGATCTTAATATAAGATTTCTTGGGCTCTAAATTATTAAAAATACGGACTGATCTTTCAGATTATAATGCTCCTCAATATGGTTATGACCGACGTGGAGCTGGTCCTCGCAAAACTAATGCGAGTGGTCAACCCTATGTTATAAAAGATTTACCTCAAAGAAAATTTTCAACAGCTGATTTTGATGCTGGAGTAGGGCCTCAACCTTTTGATGATTTTCTCTTAAGGGGAGGTCAATTACTACCTCAAACTACTGTAAAAGATTTAGATAGATTAGGAAAAATGTTTACTGATCTAAAATCTCCTAATGGGTTATTATTTGCAGCTAAACAAAATGTTTTATCAAGAACAGGAATAAATGTTTTAGCAGGACCTAAAGATTCTACAAATCCAAAAATAGACAATAAAAAAGCCCAAAACAATGGTATTTATCTACCAACATCTACTTTAGCTCAAGCGGGTGTTAATGGTATAGGATTTCATTTATTAAAACAAGGTTTAAACCCATTTGCAGCTACAGATGGAACATCACAAGATCCTGCAGGCAACCCTGTTTATTTTAACACTGCTGCCTTTTCAGAAAGGATAGGTAATAATGCTACTCCTCAAAGTAGGTTAGTTACTTTTGCTAAAAACCAAATTGATAGTAATACTAATTCTGACAATATATTATATAGTTACACTGGTGGACCAGGATCTGATTTAGGTGTTGGGAATACTTTTGTTACTATGGTTCAAGAACAAAGAACTGGTCGTAATAATACTGAATTAAATAATGTTGGGTTTTATGATTCATTTAACTCTGGTTATTTTAATTATTCTAATTTTAGAAATCCTAGAACTAATAATTTTAATGGTGCCCGATATTTTAATGGTAGTGGTGTTAGTAAAAAATATGAAAATTTATCAGGAACAAATATTTTAGATGGTCAATTTAAAACTACTAATGATGTAGTAAGTGGGGCATTTATTAGTAATTTAGGTTTAAGTGTTTTCCAATCAGGATCTTACCAAGCAAATTCACCTACTGTTGGAGGTTTAGGCACAACATTAGATTATGATCAGTTAATGAATTCTTCAATTCTATCTAATACAGTTACTGATAATAATATATATAATGACCCTGAAATTCAGGATTTTAGACAACGTAGAACCAATAATAAAGGAGCATCTTCACTTGATTATACTGATAATAATTTACAATTTGAAGGTAGAGTTAATTTAGGCAATCCTGGTAAGTCTTTTGATAGAAAAAATTATGTATTAGGTAGAGGAACTTCTTTAGATGAAATTAATTCCTCCCCTATATACCAAGCTTCACAAGCAAAAACAGATCCAAAATTAAATGATTTTTGCAAGTTTAGAATTGGGGTAATAGATAATAATAATCCTAGTTTAAAAAATTACATACATTTTAGAGCTATTCTAGATGGTATGACTGATAACTACACAGCAGAATGGGAATCACAAAAATATGCTGGTAGGGGTGAAAATTTTTATAATTATGCAGGATTTGATAGAAATTTTAGTCTTGGTTGGACTGTAGTAGCTCAATCAAAACAAGAATTAATGCCTATGTACCAAAAATTAAATTATTTAGCATCAGTATGTGCTCCTGATTATTCTCAAGCGGGTTACATGAGGGGTAATTTAATTGAATTAACAGTTGGGGGATATCTTTACAACCAAATTGGAATTATGACTGGAATAAGTTATGAAGTTCCCCAAGAATCTCCTTGGGAAATAGCCATTGGTAATAGTAATAGTAGTATTAGTGGGAGATCATTTTCTGATCAATCTGTTAAAGAAGTACCACATATGATAAAAGTATCTGGTTTTAATTTTATTCCTATTCAAAGCTTTGTTCCCCAAATCCAGAAAAATGATTATAATAAAGAAGGAGAACTTACTACATTTGGAGCACAAAGATATATTTCTTTATCTAATGGTATAACACAAAATTATCTACCAGATGGGAAAGAAGAAAAAATAAAACAATTAACTGATTCTTTAAATTAAAATAAAGCAATGGGGAGATATAGACCAATAAGTACTTTAAGTACACCCACTGGAAAAGCCTATAAATCAACGGTTACTTTTCCAAAAATACCTTCTAGTTTTAATGATCTTTATGCTTATACAGATGAAGGAGATAGATTTGATTTATTAGCTCAAAGTTATTATGGTGATCCTACTTTATGGTGGATTATATCTTTAGCAAACCCACAATTTAATCAGGGTTCAATGTACCCCCCTTTAGGAGTACAAATTAGAATTCCAACAAATATAAGTGCTATAATTACTCAGTATGAAGCAATAAATTCAATTTAATAATAAAAAGTTATGTTAGGGAACATATTAGGAAATCCAATATCAGCACCAATTGCAAAGCAAATAGATGCAAGACAAAAAGTATTTGGTGCTTCTTCAAAGGGTAGCAGTACTGCTAGATCCCCAGAAGTATTAAATTATTTAAATAATAGAAATATTTGGATTAAATTTGCATCCGGGGTTTATGTTAATGATACATCAAGAATCACTAATCTTAGTGAACAAAATTACCTAAACAATGCAGAAGCAAGTTCTTTACAGGGTATAAACTTAGCAAAAGAATATATACTTTTTAATGGGGTACAATCTTCAAGGGAAGAACCACTTCCAAACCAACGAAAGGGAGTAAGAAGTAATACAACTTGGACTAGTGGTAAAGATGCTATATATGGTGGTATGGGAGGTAGCGAAAGAGGACTTCAACCCATTCCTGGTATACTTTCTGTAAGTGTTGAATCTCTTAATAGGGGTTCTATTAGAAAGGCAGAAGTAAAAATCAAAGCTTATAATAAATTTCAATTTGGAGTTATTGAAACGTTATATTTAAGACTTGGATTTTGTATGATGTTAGAATTTGGGTGGGATAAATATATTAACTCTAATTCTGGTGTAATTCAAGATATAGGAACTACTATAATAGATAAATCCTGGTTTAATAGCACAAACACCCAGAGGGAAATGCTAAATTTAATAGATGAGGAAACTACTAACTATCAAGGTAATTATAATGGTTTTTTTGGGAAAGTTAATAATTTTTCTTGGGACCTAAAATCAGATGGTTCATATGATATAACTGTTAATTTAATTACTTTAGGGAGTGTAATAGAATCTTTAAATGTATTTGTTCCATCTTCTCCACTTACCAAAGGTCAATTAAACACAAGAAAAGAAAAATTACGACAAATTTATCAAATTAATACTGACGAAGTTCAAACAAGTGATGTAGGAGGTGATGGAGAAGATAGTCCTGCTATATTAACTAATATGGGGTCTGATAGATTATCTACTTATTTAGCTCAAGTAGTAGCAACTTTTAAGTCTAGAGAATTATTTAGTGATCCAAATTATGCTTTTCTACCTAATGCTGTTGGAACAGTAGGAAACACAGTTTCAGTAACATTATCTGAAGAACAAAATAAAAATATTAATAAAACTACAACAGTAGCATCAACAGGTGATAATTCACCAGCAGCAATAGGAAAAGCATTACTTACAGTAAATACTACTAGTGATTCAACATTAAATGCAAAAATAAATGTATCGGCAGCATCCAATACTTTATCCTCTAATAACTCTTCAATAGAAGCTAATAGAAAAAAGATTCCACCAACATCTAAATTTTATATTAGATTTGAAGAATTACTAAAGCAAATTCAAAACAATGTTGTTTTTGAAGTTAATACTAAAGGAAGTGAAAAAGGATTTTCTATGTTAGAGTTTGAACATAATCCAAACTATAATGTGATAAATTATGAACCTAACTTAATCCCATTAGATCCTTCAATTTGTATTTTTAAACCTTTATATACCGCAGAATCAAAATTAACTGATAGTGTATTTCTACCTGAATTTAAAGATTTAAAAACTTTTGCTATATCAGAAAAAGGATGTAATTATGGTTTATTAATGAATATTTATTTTAATACAACTTTTATAGCAGAGGTTTTAAATTCAAATAAAAATGAAAATAATGAATTAGATTTATTTAATTTTTTACAAAAACTATTAGATGGTGTAAATAGATGTATGGGTGGGGTTACAGAATTAACTGTAAGCATAAAAAATGATACTCAAATTTATTTTATAGATGAAAACCCAATTGCAGGGTTTAATGATTTGTATAATAATGGTACCAGTGTATATTGGGATATTTATGGGTTTAACAATGATAAAGGAACTTCCGGTTTTGTAACTGATTTTAGTTTTCAAACTAAGATTACTCCTAAATTAATGACTCAAATATCTATTGGAGCTACAGCTGCGGGCTCAACCACAAACACATTAGATGCTGTAGGTTATAAAAATTGGCATAAAGGGTTAGATAATAGATTTCAATACCAAACTTCAGATGGTAATTTAACAGATTTTATAGAACAAGCTGCAGCACCTACAACAACAACAGATGGAGGAGTTGCTGCTGTAAATCTTATTGCACAGTCTAAATATAAGGCTGAATTAGAACAAATGAGGGCTGCTGGTAGTAATCTTAAAATATCTCCTAATGGTACTGGTTATACATATACTTATAAAACAGAAGAATTTACAGTTAAAGATCCTAATATTCAATCTCTACAACTTAATAATTTTGAATCAATTAATACAGATTCTTACGATTCAGTTATATCTTCATTAAAAGCAAATTTAAAAGCTAGCTACAATACAGCTTATAATGCTGTTAGTAATGCTGTTCAGGTGGGAAGTAATGCTATTGAAAGTCAAATTTTAACTACGGGAGCAACTGATGAGTCCCTAGAATTATCTAGAAATAGATTATTCCAAAATAAAGAATTTATAGCTGAAGTAGAAAGAAATTTTGAAAATATTGATAAACAATTTGATAAATTAAAACTTTCAATTTATAACCCAGATACAGATGGAGAACAAACAGATTATCCTTCATATTTAGTTGATGCATTTGGGGGTTTAGGACAAAGTTTGGTATTAGTGGGTTCTAAACCTCCAAGTGGACTTAGAGCTCAAACTAGCATAGGATTTGTTGCTGCCACATCAAATTTTTTAAGAAAAGATACAGATGGTTTTAATAAAACAACAGGAACAGCTGCTGAAAACTCTAAAAACCAAACCTACCAAAGACAATCAACTCCACTATCAGAAGCTTTATATTGGTACAGTGATTCTAATAAAGATTTTGTAGATAGAGGATACAATGCATTTAAAAGATATTATGCTAAAAGAACAGATGGATTATTTGAAGATGGTGTAACAACAGGAAAAACAGGTTTTATCCCCGTTTCCTTATCTATAACTTGTGATGGTATTGCTGGAATAAAAATATACAATTCTATAACTGTTAATACTAAGTTTTTACCACAAAATTACCCAAGTGCATTATCCTTTATAATTGATGGTATAAGTCATAATATAGAAGGAAATAAATGGACTACTGAGATATCTACTATTTCTCAACCAAAAACAACTTTACCACCAGAAAGAGCAAATGTCCCAGCAAAACAAGTAGTTGATGAATTTTATGCTAATACTGATCCAGTTGAAGCTGGTGCTGAATCGGGAGTAGTTTCAACTTGGAATGGGCCACCAGAAGAGGCAAAAACATTAACTCGAGGATATTCTTTACTAGGACCAAGTCCTACCGGTATAATATATAAGCAAATAGAAAAACCAAAAATACAGTTTGTAATACACCACACTGCAGGTAACTATTCAATTGATACTTGTATTGGAATTTGGAGAAGACCAAAATCAGCACAATATAGGATTTGTTGTCATTATATTATACAAAGAGATGGTACTTATGAACAATTAATACCTTTAAAATGGTATGGTAATCATATTGGTTCGACACGGGATAAAGGTAATTGGTTACAACAACATTCAATATCAGTTGAATTAGAAGGTTTAGGTTATTTAAAAAAGATAACACCTGGGCCTGTAGATGAAAATACTATATTTAAGCAAAGTAATAGAAAATATACCTTAAAAAAACTTAGACAAAGCCAACCAGATTTTCCTGTAGGAAGACCTTATAAAATAAAAGGAGGAAAACTAGTAGAATGGGGGACTTATAAAAATTATGATTGGTATCAAACATATACTAAAAAACAATTAGCTACATTATCAAGAGTAATGATACAAGTAACATTAAAATATCCTAATATTAAAATGGGGATTAATGAAAAAATCTTTTATGAAAAATTTCCTGTTAAAAAAACTGCTAAATCAACAGGTTTAGGTGGAGATGGAAAAGGTACAGGAGCAAATAATAGATCATTTACCCACAACTCTTACAGATCAGATAAATCAGATGTTTTCCCTCAAAAAGAATTAATTGAATTATTAATGAAATTCCCAATATAATAATGTATTATCCAAAGAACCAAATATTAACAGATCAATACACTTCAGGAGACAGTTTAGTTTATACTAATAGTTCCCAAGACTTTTATGTTGGTTATTATTTCCAAACTTCTGATGGTAAAGTATTTACTGGTAGAAATCCTAATGATAAACCTAACAATGAATTAAAAGTATACATTGAACCTTCAGGGGGTGATGCTGAAGATGATGGTATTGGAACTTATACAGAAGATACAAATGAATTTACTTTACCTGTATTTTATATGGTAAATAAAAAAATTAACCCATTTGCTATACCTCCTTCAAGACCTATTCAATCAAATCCCCTTCCAACTTCTCAAAATTATGAAGTAGGAGAATTTCAAAGATATTTTACATCTAAAATGAACGAAATTCAATACACAGAAATTAGTAAAAGTTTATACACTAGATTTATTAAAAGACAAAATACAGTAGATTGGGGGTTGTATGTTGCCTTTACAATCCCTTGGTTAATATCAGGTAAAAGGAATGACGTTTATAATATTAATAAAAAATCAGTAGAAAGAGCATCAAAAACATATGCTCTTAGAGGGTTTAAATCTTACTTTAAAGACAGATATGATCAATATTATAGATATGCTCAAGGGGAAAACCTAACAACAGATGGGACTGAATATATTATCCAAAAAAGTAATAAACTTTATACAGGTTTATATCATGTTCACCCAACAAAAGGACCAATGGTAGGACCACAACATACTGATTTACCTCATGATTTTTTAATTCCTGTAAGTGGGTCAAACATTCAATCTAAAGCAGATAAATTATCCACTCAAATATCGGCTCCTCAAGCTAGAAAAAAATATAGTGGAGGTTATTAAATAGCTTCGTATATTATAACTAAAATAAGGTTATATGTACTGGCTTGTAGAAAACGAGGAACAGTTAAATGTTTTAATAAATAGTGGTTATAAAAAAGCTTTCATTGAGGTAATACCTTATAATGATACAATCCACCCTGTACTAAATCACGTAAGTTTAGTGTATATTAGACCAATTGAAGCGAGTAAAGGCTTTATGGTATGTATTACGCATAGTGAATCTTTAAATGAGTTAAACACGCGTATAAACGATTTATTAAACAAGTTTGATATATTGTATTGCCGCGATAAAAAGGAGATGTTACATTATTTTCCTAACAAAGCTCTTTATGACATAAATCCACCACCTCATACGTATATACGACCAACAACTACAACACACGATTTATATTATAGACAACACAAAGATAATTCGGAGTTAAACTTAATTATACCGATTGTTAAACATTATGAATTGTGTGAAACCATTTTTGAAGATCTAAAAGCGAATATTAACAACAAAAAAACAAAATATGATGAATTCTTTAACAGTCGAGTATCCGTGGTATTCAACGCCATCGAGAGAAGTGGCATACGAATATGTAATGACACCTTCAGTGGATATTTCCACGCGGTTGACGGTGAATACGTCAACACTCAGTTCAACTTAAAAACAACAACAACAAGACCCTCAAATAAATTTAAAAATGTAAATTATGCCGCACTTAATAAAGAAAATGGATGTAGGAAATCTTTTATACCACGTAATAATAGTTTTATCGAGATGGATATTAGCGCTTATCATCCTAGCTTGTCTTGTCGTCTCATTGATTATAATTTTCCCACTGTGGATATTCACAGTCATTTACAACAACTTTACGGAGTAAGTTATAAAGAATCAAAGGAACTGACATTTAAACAACTATATGGGGGAGTATTTAAACAATACAAACATCTGGAATTTTTTAGTAAAATCGAAAAATACATAGGAGAACTTTGGAATAAGTTTCAAAACGATGGGTTTGTAGAATGTGAGATTTCTGGATATAGATATAAAAAAGAAAACTTACAAAACATGAACCCACAAAAACTTTTTAATTATATTTTACAAAATTTAGAAACATCAACAAATGTGTTGATATTGTGGGATATGTGTTGTATATTGAGAGGATGTAAAACGAAACTAGTATTATATACATATGATTCGTTTTTATTAGATGTTGATGATGAAGAAGAAGAAGTTTTAGAAGATATTAGAAAAGTATTTAAAAAATATAAATTAAACATTAAAGAAATAAAAGGTTATGACTACAATTTTACAGAATAGTACTAATATGTATAATACAGAATATGATGTTATATCAGACATCAAAATATTAGGCGATTTGAATAATAAATTATTTTGCACATTCACTGATTTAGATGGGTTAGATGCACTTATTGAGGATATAAAAAGTAAATATGATATTATTTACAATAAACTATTTGTATTAGAAATTGTAGGTAAAGATGAATATGTAATTACATATAATGTTGATCAAACAAACCTAAATTCGATCCCAGATAATACTATTTTAGTACATAGAAAAAAAGAATCTAATACTTTATACACGATTAATGCTTTAAATGAACTTATTAAAAAGCTTAATGGTGGTGTTGTTGATACAAGCTATAAAATAGATTGGCAACATTATAGAAATTGTGTTTTACTTACTCAACACAATGATTTAAATCAATTAAATACAAAAATTTACAAGATTATTGAACTATAGTTTGGCTCCCCAAATATTAGTTCGTATATTTAGTTACATATAAACAGTTATAATTAAAATTAGTTACATTTATGGATTTATCAAAACTTAAACAGAAATTGGATACCCTCCAATCAAAACCACAGGG